TTATCCACAAATAATAGTAACTCAATATCAAGTTATATTTCCAAAAGGATATAAGTTTCCAATTCAGGATGTAACAGAGCTAAAAATAAGCATGGCAAAAGTATATGAGTGGATAGAAGCAACTGGAAGCAACGAACTACTATGTTCTGAAGGCGAAATTATCGACTTGAATCCACAAGAGTTTATTTACTCTGACTTATTTATTAACTCAACTGAAAAACAACACCAACTAATTCACTACGTAATTAAAGACATACAATGGAAAAGCTAATTAACAACTGGGTGCAATCAATCTTTCGTAAAATTGAAAAACGAAAGTTAAAAAAAAGAATTAAACAAATTTCAAAACCAATTAAATTTATATGAAGTTAATAGAAAAAATATCAGCAGCAAAAAAAGAGATTAAGGAAACCAAACTTAAAAAAGAAGGTACTAACAAGTTTTCAAATTACGATTACTTTACACCTTCGCAAATAGAGTTTTTAGTTCAGCAAGTTTGCCAAAGTCAAAAGATGCTTACTAAGTTTGACCTGATAAGGGATAGTTTAGGAGTATTTGGAGTTCTGACAATATTTGATTGTGAAACAGAAGATAAATTAGAATACACAATGGCAAGTGCAATACCTGAAATAAAGGCTACCAATATAAGCCAACAGTTAGGCGGTTGTATGACATATACAGAACGTTATTTAAAGACTTCTGCATTCGGTATTACTGACAATAATTTAGACTTTGATAGCCACAAACCCGAACCACAAAAACAAAGCCCAATTACCGAAAACCAATCCGATATTTACCAATTTTCAGAATGGGCAAGTGAAATAAGCAAAGCAACGAAGATAGGTGACTTAATGGCTCTATATAACGGTAATAAACCTACAATAGATGCAAACCCAACTATCAAGGCTATGTTCACTAAACGCAAAGTTGAATTAGAGAAAAATGCAAAGTAAAATTTCAGCTTCAGGAATAGGCGAACTATTAACGGGAGGTAAGACAGCAGAATCTTATCTCCTTCGCAAAACTATGGAAGCATTAGGCATATCAGATAACCTTGATACCAAACCTATGCAGCACGGAACAATTAACCAGTACGAAGCATACGAGTTAATTGTAAGCGAAATGGACAACTGCAAGTGGCACGACATCTACACACCCATTAATGATTGGTGCGGTGCATCTGCTGACTGCATAGGAGATATTGGAGTTTATGATATAAAATGTCCTTACTACGTTGATACCTATTTGGAACAATGCCAAAGACTACCAAAGAAATATTACTTACAAAATCAAATGCAAATGATTGCAGAAGGCAAAGATTGTGGAGGCGTTATTCTTTACCTTACAAGTCCTGAAATAGATATGTATGGCAATAAGATAGAATATCCTTATCCATTAGAAGACAGATATTTCATACACCCAACGACAAAGGATGAAGAAGCACAGGAACGTATTTTCAAAGAAGCCGAAAAAGGTTATTTGACTTTGGTAGATTGGTTTGAGATTCTAACAAACGCACCTACTAAAGAACGTGATGAGTTTTTTTATGAGCAAATGAAAGGCGGCAATATTTACCGAAAACTAAAGACTGCCAGTTCAATTGAAAACACGATTAGAAAAGCATTTAGATTAGACAACGAATTTTACTATCAAATTAAATCATGATACAAGCACAAAAAGAATTTATTAGTCCTTATGTATTTGCAGGATTAAAGAACCACGATAAGACTTACAACAAAGCCCAAAAGATAATCAATACAGTTTGTTTGGCTTATGATGTGGAGTTTAAAAAAGTAGATAATCGGAAACGTGATAGGGAGATAGTACAAGTTCGACAAGCGATTATGTATTTTCTGCGAAAAGAAACAAGTTTAAGTTTAAAATCTATTGCAGGGTTGTTTACAAATATCTTTGACCATTCAACCGTTATTCATGCCATATCAACTTACAATGATATTTATAAGCAAGATAAAATGTTGTTAGCAAATCACAACAGAATAATTGAAAAGCTATCTGCTATTTAGATTAATTACAAATTAGCAAAAATGGTAATCGTATTATATTAAAATAGATATTTGAAAAATGTTTAACAGAAAACAATTCAGCGAAGACAAATGAACAGATTTAAACAAAATTACATATTGCGATTAGAAATAGAATTAGAATCATTAGGATTAGTAACAGAGCCTAAAATGAAAACAAGGTCAATCCAAGAGGAAAACTATAAAAAAGGGCGAATGAAAGTTTATAAAAGGAAAATTGAATTACAGGAGTTAATAAATAACTTGAAAGGTTGTAAAGTGGATGGGAGTACAATTTGAACATTATATAAATTAAACTATGAGCATATTTAACATTTTTAAAAACGAACCAAGCCACAAAAACGCAACAGAAGCAGTAAGATGGCATCTAAACCATTATGGTAGTATTAATCAGCGTGAATGTTTAGACAAATACGGGAACTGGAGATTGTCAGGGATTATGTTCAGACTGAAACGTCAAGGCGTAAACTTTGAAACCACCGAAAAGAAAGTTATGACCCGGTACAACATCGAAACAGAAGTTACAACTTATCACTTAATAAGATGATAGAAGATTATCCAACCTTTTCTGATTTTTGGAAGCTAACAAACAAAATTGGGCGAAAAGAACTTTTGGGAAAACGATGGTTAAACATTCCCCATTGGAAGCGAGTAGAAATATTTAATAAAGCATTAGGAGATAGAGTGAAAAAAGACCCCGAATTTTACCTAAATATTGGAAGATGGAAGAAATAGAAAGCATAAACAACGGAATAAAAGAACTATCAGAGCAGATGGTAAGTGAAAGGTCAGTAGATAAGCAAATTTTAATATGCCGTACTATTGTAAAACTTCTGAATCATAAACGGGAACTTGAATTTAAGGCAATGAAACATTTGTAAACTAAACACTATATATTTGTAGTGTTGAACCGAGATTGTATAATACAGCATTTGACACAGGTATCATATATTAAAGATACCTGTCAAATTGCAGGGCATTTGTCGGATGATTTATTTCAACACATTTGGGTTAAGATATTAGAATTTGACCAAGTAAAGTTAGAGCAGATTTATTTAAAAGGTTATTTGCAATTTTATATTTACAGAATGATAGTAAACGAAGCCCGAAATAAAAACAATCCATTTTTAAAAAATCATCGGCACATAGATTTAGAATTTACTTTTACTGATGAATACGACAAAGAACAGGATATTGAATTTGAAACTAAACTGCAAAAAGTAAAATCAAAGTTAAATGAACTGTTTTGGTATGATAAAAAAATATTTGAACTCTATATTGAGTTTGGAAGCCTTAGAAAAGTATCAGCACAAACAGGAATAAAATATGGTGCAATCCATCAAACAATAAAAAAAGTAAAGAAACAGTTGAATGAGAATATTATTAGTAGGTAGTTTTAACAACGGTGTATTCTATCACAGACTGCAAGTACCTTATAATGCTTTGCAAAGTGAAGGACATCATGTTTTAAAAACACCATCTCTACACTGGGAAGGTGGCATGGTAACTATTGAAGAACTTAAACAGTTTGATGTTATTGTTTTTAACCGTAACATATCAGACATCTTAGACCCATCACCAATATTTGCCAAAGCTAAAATAGCAGGAGTAAAGATAATAATGGATTTGGATGATTATTGGGATATAGTACCCGGTCACCCGATGTATAGTTTTGCCCGAAAGACTAATTATTCAAAATGTATTCAAGACCAACTTAAATATGCTGACCACATCACGACAACACATTCACATTTACGAAGTCAAATAGTTAAATTAGGAATAGATAAGAGTAAGGTAACAGTTTGCCGAAATGCAATAGACCCAAATGAACCACAATACAATCAAGACTTCACAGTTGAGAATAAATTAATGTGGCAAGGTTCAAGCACCCATGCAATGGATTTAGAACTGTTGGGAGAAATAGAAGAACCGATTACTTTATGCGGTTATCATTACTCTGATGAATGGTTTAAAATGTGCGGTAAAATAAAGCACCCACTAAAAAAAGATATGTTACCAGTGAATGAATATATGAATCATTATCACGATACTTCCATAGCTTTGATACCGTTAAAAAATAATCAGTTTAATAAAAACAAATCAGAGTTAAAGATGATTGAAAGTGGATGGGCAAAGAAGGCAATAATAGTATCAGATATACACCCTTATTCTATCCTTTCAAATCACATGGTTAATAGTTTGGTGTGTAAAGATAAGGCAGACTTCCAAAAGTATGCTACAATGCTGTTAAACAATGCTAATATGCAAAATGATTTAAGTAGTAAACTCCACGAAGATATAAGAAAAAGATATTTGATTGACACCGTAAACGAAAGACGTTTAGAAATATTAAACAAATGGAATTAAGCAAAGGGTTACTTGAAAAAGTAAAAGAATATAAAACTTCTCAAGCAGTTAGCTTAGGAGAATACGGAGGTGAGTTAAGACATTACTACCAACAAACCTACCACGCTTCGGTAGATTTAAATTGCAGCGGTTGTATTGGTAGAGCATTAACAAGGATTATTCGAGATAAAAATATATGAGTATGATTGCCATGTGTTGCCACGACACAGATGAAAACGAAAGGAGTGAATACACTTATCAAACGCTTTACTCTTTAAGGCGAACAGTTGATTTACATAAACACCGTTTAATAGTGGTAAATAATAACTCTTGCAGACGTACAACCGAAATGTTAGAGGTAATGAGTAAAGAACGACACCACGAATTTAAAGTGATTAATTTACCTGAAAACTTAGGAACGGCAGGAGCAATTAATCAAGCTTGGAAGACTAAAAGAACTGGCGAAAACCTAATTAAGATGGATAACGATTGTGTAATTCATTCTTCAGGTTGGGTGGATGAAATGGATAGAGCAATAGAACGTGACCCGAACATTGGAATAGTAGGTTTGAAACGTAAAGACCTAATTGAAAACCCTTGGCGAAATGATGATTATAAAAGCGAATTAGTAATGTTACCACATAAAGACTTTGAACCTTGGATAGTAGTTGAAAAAGTTAAGCACGTGATTGGAACTTGCCAAATGTATTCAGCAGCCTTAATTGAAAAGATAGGCTACCTTTATCAACCTTCCTTATATGGTTATGATGATGTGTTAGCTTCTTATCGTTCACAGGTTGCAGGATTCTATAATTGTTTCCTTCCACATATTGAGATTGAACACATAGACAACCGAGAAACACCATACTGGCAATGGAAAAGAGATGAAGCAGCTAAAGGTGATATTGAACACCAAAGAACAGTCCACGAGTATTTAACAGGCAAAAGACCAATTTATTATAACCCTTATGATTAAATTAATAACAACAGCAAGTGACATAAGCAAAACAGATATGCTGCAAAGGTCACTAAAGAAATATGGATGGGAGTATGAAATACTTGTCCATAAGTGGGAAGGATTTGGAGATAAGATATTAAAAACGTACCAATATCTTAAAAACAATCCCGATATAGATTACTTCTTTTATTCAGATAGCTATGATACTATTGTGCTTGATACAATGGAAAATACTTTAAAAAAGATAGAAGATAAAAATTGTATTTTGATGAGTGCAGAACGTGGATGTTATCCCCATCCCGAAAAAGAAAGTCTTTATCCAAAACATGAAAGCCCTTGGCACTTTGTAAACGGTGGTGGATGGTTTTGTAATTCAGAAATATTTAAGTTAGCAGTTGAATCAAATCCACTTCAAAGTCACGATGTAGACCAAGTATGGTTTACTGATTTATTTTTAAACAATCCCGATTTTGTAAAGTTGGATTATAATTGTGATGTGTTTCAAACTATTGCCTTTTGTCCTGAATCAGATTTTAAAATAGTAGATAACACAAAAGTTTTAAACACCGTAACCAAAACATATCCTTCGTGGATTCATGGTAACGGTCACACACCAATGACAGAATATAATAAATTGATATGAACACAATAGAAGAATTAATAGAGGGATGGAAAGACACCCCTGAAAGACATCAAAGCATACATAATATACTTTGCGAAAAGACAAACGAAACACCACACCTTAAAGCGTTAAGAGATTGGATTGAAGTATCTATTTTTGGATTTGGTGAACGTTCATTTTATTGGATGTGGAAGTTGATATGTGATACTCAAAAACCTAACTTTAACTTTTTAGAAATAGGAGTATTCAGAGGACAAACATTAGCGTTAATTCAAATGTTACAACCAAAGGCAAAGATATATGGAGTAACACCTTTGGATTCAACTGATGGACATTGGGAAAGTAACTATGAAGCTGACATCAAACTAATACACGATACGTTCAATTTAAAGCAACCAAACATTATCAAAGGACTTTCAACTGTTCCTGAAGTAATAACCGAAGCAAACCAAAGAAAATACGACATAGTTTACATTGACGGTGGTCATAGCTACGATGTAGTAAAACAAGACATCCAAAACTATACACCAATGGTAAAACAAAACGGTTACTTAGTAATTGATGATTGTTGCCACAAATACCAAATACCACATGGAATGTTCCCCGGTATAGAAACAGTATCAAAAGCAGTTGATGAATGGAATCAGGAAGGATTTAAAGAACTATTTAGCGTAGTTCATATTAGAGTATTTCAAAAGATATAATTATGGCAGGACAACCAAAGAAAATAGAAAGCCCTGAAAAGATGCTTGAACTATTTGAAAACTACAAAAGGATAACTAAACTTAATCCTATTATTGTAGTTGATTTTGTAGGAGGCAAAGGAAGTAGAGCCGAAAGAGAAAAGGAACGACCATTAACAATGGAAGGGTTTGAAAACTTTTGTTTTAATGAAGGTTTAACAGGGGATTTAAGTAAATATTTTGCTAATCATGATAATATGTATGAACAATACTTACCTATCTGTCGTGTAATAAGGCAAATGATTAGACAAGACCAAATAGAAGGAGGCATGGCAGGTATATACAATCCATCCATCACCCAACGTTTGAACGGATTAGTTGAGAAGACCCAAAACGAAAACTTAAACAGAGAAGTTCCTTTGTTTCCTGATGTTAGCGAGTGAGTTTAAAAGAACAACTGCCATAAATAAACTTGTCAAAATGAAGGCAAGGAAGAGAGTTGTGCAAGGTGGAACAAGTGCAGGAAAGACATTTGGCATACTTCCTTTGTTAATAAACACAGCCTTAACCAAGCCTAACAGAGAGATAAGCGTAGTAAGCGAATCAATACCACATCTAAGAAGGGGAGTAATAAAAGACTTCCTTAAAATAATGGTTTGGACTAATCGTTATTTAGACAGCCAATTTAATAAATCTCTCTTAACTTATACATTTAACAACGGTTCATTCATTGAGTTCTTTAGTGTAGACCAACCCGACAAATTAAGAGGGGCAAGGCGTGAGATACTTTATATCAACGAAGCTAATAACATAGACTTTGAAAGTTACTACCAATTAGCAATAAGAACAAGCGATACGATATGGTTAGACTACAATCCAACGAGTGAGTTTTGGGTTCATAATGAAGTATTAACAGAACCCGACAGCGAACTGATAATCCTTAACTATCTTGATAACGAAGCCTTACCCGAAACGATTAAGAACGAGATTGAGTTAAACAGAGAAAAGGCAAAGCATAGTGATTATTGGGCTAATTGGTGGAGGGTGTACGGATTAGGGGAAACAGGTAACTTACAAGGCGTAGTGTTTAATAATTATTCTCTGATAGATAATCTACCTGAAGAAGCTAAACTATTAGGTTACGGAGCAGATTGGGGATTTACTAACGACCCGACAACGTTAATAGGTATTTACAAATGGAACGGACAATATATCTTTGATGAAATAGTGTATCAAAAAGGATTAGTCAATAGTGAAATTGCAAACCTATTCAAGACTAAGAACGTAACAAAAGTTCATTACATCTATGCAGATAGTGCAGAGCCTAAAACCATACAAGACATAGCAAACTATGGATACAGAATTAAAGGTGCTGACAAAGGAAAGGACAGTGTTATGTTTGGAATTAGTCTTATGCAGGAACAAAAGTTCTTAGTAACTAAACAATCAACAAACCTAATCAAAGAACTACGTAGTTATATTTGGGATACAGACAGGTCAGGAAAACAAGTAAACAAACCAATAGATGCGTTTAATCATTGCATTGATGCGATTAGATATTACTTTACATCGTTAAATAAGAACTATGGAAAGTATGATATTAGGTAAAAGTATTATATTTGAAACAATGAATTGGGAAAACATTAGTATTAAACAAAGCTACGAACTTCAAAAGGCAAGTGAGTTGTATGAAGATGAGTTTGATAAAAAGTTAGCAGTCTTAGCAGCGATAGAGGGTTTAACCTTTGATGAGGCATTAGAGTTAAAGATAAGTGAGATAACTAAGCTAACGGCTAAGTATGGCTTTTTAGAGCAACCGATTAAAACCAAGTTAGTAACCAAGTGGAACGGATATAACTTTGTAATTAAGCTAAGTGATATGAAGGCAGGACAGATGATTGACTTCTTAGAAACCTGCAAAGAAGACCTATCAGATAAGATTCATATTATACTTGCCATCCTTGACACTGGAGATAAAGAGTTTGATACGAAAGCGGATGACATATTGCATAATTGCCCAATCACAGTTGCAAAAGGAATAAGTGATTTTTTTTTTCGCAAATACAACTTATCACCAAGAATTATCCAAGACTATTCCCTCAAGAAATTGAAGGAGATGAACAAGATATTGAAGAGCCAAGCCCAAACATTAGCGGAAACTTCTTAGAGGTTTATAGTTGGTTTATATGGTTGGAGAAGTTATCAAAGGTATGTAATTGTCGGACAGTTGAGATATACGATTGGAAGGCAGCAGAGTTATTAAATTGGATGGAATACATTTTGAATAAAGAAGCATTTGAAAGTTTACAGAAATGAGTAAGGAGTTAGATTTTTTAGAAACGTTTTTTCAAACAGCTATTGATAAAATAGTAGATAACCTTTCAACTATGAAAGATAGTAAAGGTCACAACAGGTTTAGTAGTGGTGTAACAGCACAGGAGGTAGGACAACCCGATAACCAACAGATAACAGAGTATGCAACTAAGTGGGTGGTTCAAATCTATATGCCCTACTACTACGAGTTTATTGATGAAGGTGTAAGTGGTTGGGCAAACGAGAAAAAGAACACAGGAAGGTTTAAGTTTAAAAAGAACGGCAGACCAATACCACGTGAAGCAATACTATCTTTTATGCGTAATAGGGGAATAGTGTATGATGGTTACCAAGATGATAAAAAGAAAAAAGGAGTTAAGAGTAGACAATCAATAAAGGATAAGTTAAACCAATTAGCCTACATAATCGGCAGGTCAATCAAAAGAAAGGGAACTGAAGGAGTGCCGTTTTATTCTTCTGTAATGACTGAAGACTTTTTTAAATCCTTTGAAACTAACTTCTTAGATGTTTACGGTGACAAGGTTTTAAATGACATTGAGTTTGTTTTTAAAAACAAATCTTAAATAATTACTTTTTAGGATAGTATGGCAATTACTATCCAACAGCAACCTTATACAACTTACAACTATATAAGACCAGTAGGTAATCCTATTGAGTTTTTAGTAAGTTCATCTTTAAGTACAGCCCCTAATTTTAAAATAGAGGTAAAGGTATATTCACCTGATACAGATGCTACACCTATTGCAACTTTACGTTATGACATTATCCCCTCAACTACTCAAATCTTATTTGATGCACGACAAATCTTACAGTCAAAGATAACAGAGGGAATTACTAATTTAAGAACAAGTGCAACAGGGATAAAAAATGAAAACACAAAGTACAAAACAGCAAAGGTAACATTTGGAGAAAGCTATGGTGCAATTCCATCAGTAACAGGAAGCCCAACAGCATCAAACGTATTTGGGTTTAGTAATGCAGGATTAAAATATCAAGGGTGGAGTGTTGGTGATTGGTTAGACTACCAATTAAATACAAGTGTAGGTGCAAATACTTTAACACAAAGATTATTAACAGGGTTTAATAATATGGTTCAAGCAACCGATGCCCAAGTATCATCAGCACCATCTACATATTTTGGAGGTAAGTATAATGTCCGAAAAATAACATCATCACAATTAGTCCAAATGATGTGGAATTGGGTTGGTTCGGGTGGTTCGTATGCTGTTTCTCAATTTGCATATTTTAAGAGTGATTTTAGTTTGCATTTTAGTTATGGCAGTTCTATTGCTTCTGCACAAATGGTAGCATCACAAAACATAGGAACGGCTGCAATGTTAGCAATAGGAAGTGGAAGTATATTGAGTTTAAATAGTACAGATAAGTATTTTTATATTTGTTTAAAACAGTCAGCAGGTTATCAATTATCAGGAACATATTTATTTGAAATAGACTGGACACCTTGTTCCAAGTTTGAAACCTTTGAGATACATTGGTTGAATAGATACGGTGGATGGGATAGTTGGATTTTTAATAAGCGTTCACGACATACAACCGAAATAGAACGGCAGAGTTACAATCCAACATTCCTTCCAATATCAGGAAGCACGATAGTAAGAAACAGCTACGACATAACAGGTAAGAATTTTATTGTAAGCACCAAAGAAAGCTACACACTAAATTCAGATATTTTAAAGCAATGGGAACTTGATGGATTAGAAGATTTAATTACTTCTCCTATGGTTTATTGGAATAGTGCCGATGGATTTGTAAACATTACCGTTAAAGACCCAAATGTATTTGAACATAAAACCAACACAGTAGATAAATTATTTAACCTTTCGTTTAGTTTTGAGATTGATAACCAAGATAGAAGACAATGATAAATGTATTTATTAATGGTGTTAATTGCCCGATTGTAAATGATGATTCAATATTAATTACTAAAAAGATAGTTGATATTGAAAACCCGGAACAAAAGCAGATAGATTACTCAAAGGGATTCTTAATTCAGAACACACCTGCGGTAGCTACTTTATTTGGGATGATATTTGAAGTCAATAAAGAAATTCAAAACACATCTTTAACAAACTTCAATGCAGACTTCAACCCGAACTTAAAAGCTAAGTGTGTTGTTATGAATGACAATGCAGTGGTGATGAGTGGGTTTTGTCAGATGATTGATATAGTTATCTTAGATGGCAATAAAATAGCTTACAATGTAAACGTATATGCTGCCATTGGTAATTTCTTTAACGATATAAAGAACGAGGTATTAGGTGACATAGATTTTAGTGACCTTAACCACAACTGGACAAAGGCAGTAATTGAAGCAAGTTGGACACCAACATTAGGAGTGGGTTATACATATCCAATGATTGATTACGGTTTAAATACTGATTTTAATATTTGGAATGTAGATTACTTTAGACCTGCCATCTTTGTAAAGGAGATAGTAGATAGAATTTTTGCAGATGCAGGATGGAGTTATTCAAGTGCATTTTTTAACACAACAAGATTTAAAAGTTTAATAATTCCTTTCTCTGAAGAGAAGATGTTAAACGATAATGCCACAATAGTAGAAAGAACATTCAAAGTTGGCAAGGCTTCAGTTAGTGCTGTAAGTGGTGTATGGTCAGACAATGCAGGGCAACCTGTTTTAGTTCTTAATACTGCAAGTGGATTGATTGGCACAACTACAATGTTCAACGATTCAGGAAACAACTTTAATACAACCACAGGCAAATGGACTTGTCAAGCAAACGGTAACTATGCTTTTGGATTGTCAGGAAGTGCCGTAATGGTAAATACTGTAACACCTTGGCAAACATTAACAGGACAATGTAAATTGTATGTAGTTTTAGAACGAAGCGGAATAAGATATTACCAACAGTCTTTAGAAATAGGATTTATATTTACAGGAGGTTCAAATACAAGTGATACAACTACATTTAGTTTTACAAGTAATGCTTTTGCTGTTGATATTGGAGATGACATTTATTTGATTGCAGGAGAGTTTGAAGAAGACCACAGAGTAGGAGTAACAAGAGGAAGTGCAGCAGATGGTGATATGGATGTAACTTTTACAAACTTAGTTCTTAATTGTGTTCCACAACCTGAATTGGTTTATGCTGACACCGTTAGTTTGAATAACGTATTACCAACCGATATTAAAAAGAATGATTTTATTATGGGTTTAAGTAAAATGTTTAATTTATACTTTGAACAGACCAACGATAAAACCTTATTAATAGAGCCACGTGAAGACTACTACACATCTGATGTAGTTGATTGGACAACCAAAATAGACATAGGACAAAATGTAGTTCTTACACCTATGGGAATGAACCAACAGAAACGTTACAAGTTTACTTATGAGCAAGACACCGACAGACTTAACAATTCTTATTTTACAGCCTACAAAGAAGTTTATGGAAGTGAATTATATGATATTCAGACTGACTTCTTAACTGAAACAAAAGAGATAAAACCAATCTTTGCAGCTACTCCATTATTTAACACAGGACTTAAAGATGATAAGATAATGAGTTCAATTGTATTTGTAGACCAAGATGGAACAGTTAAACAAGGCAAAAGTAAATTAAGGATTTTATATTGGGGAGGGTTAAAGACTTGTAAGTCTTGGGCATTTTATGAACAGTCAGGTGTAGGATTAACCAATAAAACAAATTATCCTTATGCAGGACATTTAGACAATCCAACAGCAGCAACCTTTGATTTAAACTTTGGAGTACCTTACAATGTGTATTATGATTGGAACTTTGGAAGTAAAAGTTCACCAACTTATACCGATTCAAATTTATATAGTAACTACTGGCATCAAACAGTAAAAGAATTAACCAATAAAAACTCTAAAGTATTAGAAGCCTATTTTGATTTATCGGTATTTGATTTTATAACTTTAAGTTTTAGAAAGCAATATTTTATTAAAGAAGCCTATTATAGATTGTTAAGCGTTGAAGACTTTGATATAAGCGGAACAAAACTAACAAAATGTAGGTTATTAAAAGTAGATAGGGAAGCACCCTACACAACGAGCATTAAAACAATGAACGGAGGAATAGCAACCTTTGATAGTGGTAAAGCCTTACCGGTTAGATTACCATTAAATAAGTTCAAAGATTCAAACACTTTTAGAAACGATAAAGATTACGGAGGTAACTCAAATAATTCATCAGGAACAAACGGTGTTATAAAAGGTTCAAGCAATAAAGTATTTACAGATGATGTGTATATTTTTGGAACGGATGGAGCAAGTGTAAGCAGTAACAGAGTTATGTTATTTAATTCAGATGCAGCAACTATGCCACGTGAAGGTGCAATGTTTAACGGTTCTTTGTTAGAATACAAAAAAGATATTACAGTAGACTTAGCTTGGTTGCAAGGTGCGGATAATGGTGACTTTCAATTTGTTCTTCCAAAGTTAGCAACCAATGAACACTACGAAATAAACCGATTTTATCTTCAGTTAGGTGCAGGAACTAATTATAGTTGGGGAAGCACAGGTAATATTACTTTAGAAACTGTTACCAGTGCAAGTGTAGTAGGAACGATATTAGGAACAGATTGGTTAGGATTAGGTGAAGGAACTATTGCAGTAGGAACGGTAGCATCAGCAACAGATTTTAGTGAAGACATCAAACTAAAAATAAACGGATTGTATTCAGGTGGAAACAGAAGTGTAAGATTAGTGATTTATTATAAAATAGTAATAGTATAATGGCAGAAAAAAAAATAAGTTTAGACTTAGAAATAAACAAAGGTAGTTCTGATAAGTCGGTAAAAAGTATTAAGACCGAATTAAGGGAAGCCAAAGAAGAAGCTATTGCATTAGCCCGTAAGTTTGGGGAGTTAAGCCCTGAAGCTACAAAGGCAGCAGCTAAATTAGCATCCTTAAAGGATGAGATGGGTGATTTAAACGAAAAAGTAAATGGTTTAAACCCTGATAAGTTTGCAAGACTTTCAACATTAACCAACGGAGTAGTACGAGGATTTCAAGCGGCAAGTGGTGCAGCCGTTTTATTTGGTAATACAAGTGAAGACATAGAAAAAACCATAGCTAAATTACAGGCTACAATGGCATTTGCTGATGGTATTCAGGGTGTAATGGATGCCCGAAAGTCATTTGTAGATTTAGGAAATCAAATAAAAGGTGGAGTAGTTAAGGCATTTACATCTTTAACTGCTGCAAAAATAGCAGATGCTCAAGCAACTGGCACAATGACAGCAGCACAAAAGGCTTATGCGTTTGCTGTTGGAACATCAACAGGTGCAATGAAAGTATTTAGAGCCACATTAGCATCAACAGGAATAGGATTATTAGTTATAGCAGTTGGTGTATTAATTAGTAAAATACTTGAATACAATGAATCCATCAATGAGGAAGCCATAGCAGATAAAAAAGCTAAAGATGAAAAAGAAAAACTTAATGAGCAACTTGAAAAACAATATGATAAAACTGAAAAATTAAATGCTGCAAGAGAAGGTGGAATTGACCAACTTAATCGTGAACTAAAATCATTAGAAGCAAATGGTGCATCAGCAGAAGCAATATTCAAAAAGAAACAAGAAATATTATTAGAAGAGCAACGTATATTAGGAAGAGCAAATGCAAGTGGCATTGATAAAGCTAAAGAGTATGCTGATAAAACAAATGAAATTGAAAACAACAAAGCAGAATATAAAAGAAAATTAGAAGATGATGCTAAAATACAAGCTAAGAAGGACACTGATAAGGCTATTGAAGATGCAAAAGTAGCAGCAGAAAAAGAAAAGCAAAGACTTGCAATTGATTTTCAGTCTAAGTTAGATTTAATAAAAGACGCTAATGAAAAAGAACTTGTTGAATTTGATGCAAAGAGGGAAGCAGAAAGAAAGGCTGCTGAATTAGTAAATGCAGACCTGATAAAATTTGATAGTGCAACTCTTCTATTGAGAGGAAATATTGAAAGAAATCAAATTGAAGAAAATAATAAAAAGAAATTAGAACAAGAAAAGAAATTCCAAGATGATTTAAAAAAAATAAAAGATGATGAGTTAGCTTTAACTGAAGAGTTAACTAAACAATATTTTGATAAGCAAAGACTTGAAATAACGAACAATCATATTAAAAATAAAACAAGTGATGAAGCATTTGCAAAAGAACTTGAAGATGTAAAAATCAGAGAACTTAATGCTAAATTAGTTGCACAAAAAGATTATGGCATAGATACAACAGCCACAGAATTAGAGATAGCAAATGCAACTAATGAGATAAATACAAAATCAAATACTAAGTCATTAGAAGAACAGAAAAAGTATGAAGAATCATTACAATCTTTAAAATCTCAAGCAATGACAGCAGGGTTTGAATTGCTAAGAGCATTAAATCAAGAGGGTGATAATGCGACAGAAGCAGCACAAAAGAAAGCCTTTGAACGTAACAAAGCAATGGCAATAGCAGAAACTGTTATCACTACTTATCAAGCAGCAGCATTAGCATATAAGAACGGATTGCAAACAGGTGATGTTACTCAAACCACATCTATATTAGGTGCAGCCGTAGCAGTAGCACAAGGTTTAGCAAAGTTAGTAATCATTAAAAAACAAACCTTTAAAGGAACAGGCAGCACAAATACAAGCGGAGGTGGTGGCGGTGGAACTGGTGGTGGAGGTATTCAAGCACCAACAACAGGCTTTACACAAATAAGACAACCACAGAACCCAAACCAACCACAACAAAAGCAACCACCGGTTAAAGTATTTGTAGTTCAAAAAGACATCCAAGAAGCTACAATAGCAGCCGATAGAATCACAGCAAAAGCAGTTGTAAAATAAACAAAAATAAATTTAATACTTATTAGGATATGGAATTACCAGTATTACAAATGTCAGTAGATGACAGCGTACAGATAGGAATTACTTGTATGTCATTGGTAGATAGACCTGCAATAAAGGTAGGTTGGATTGCATTTGAAGAACAACAAGTAAAATTCTCAATAGAAAATGAGGAAGAACGAATTGTCTTTGGTGCAGTTTTAATACCAAATCAATTAATTTATAGGGAGTTTGAAGGGATAGGGAAATGTAATGTAACCTGCACAGAGGCAAACATTCGTAAAATTAGAGAGAAGTTTTTCAAATCTCAAAACACCACAGCAGTAAATACTAACCATCAAGGTTCACCAGTTCAAGCCTACCTTATGGAATCCTTTATTTCAGACGAAAAGAAAGGAATACCAAATCCTGCACCTTTTGATTCTTTACCTTATGGAACTTGGTATGTAGGTTATAAGATAGAAGATGACCAAGTTTGGGAAGATGTAAAATCGGGCAAGTTTGTAGGGTTCAGTTTAGAAGGTCAATTTAATTTAGACCCACAAGTAAGTGAGGATTCAATCATTGAAGAAATTGAACAGATGCTTAGTAAATTAAACAAATAGTAAATAGTAACTTATTAATAAAATGACAACAATAGAAAAATTAACAAATTTACGTGACAAAATCAAGGTGGCATTTGCGGATTATGACAAACCCGTAGTTGAGGAAGTAGAAGCGGCTGATTATGTTGAAACAACTTTAGAATCAGGCGAAGCAGTAAGAGCAACACCAACTTTAGCAGTTGGAAGTGTTATGTCTTTAATTTCACCTGATGGTGATATTCCTGCACCTGATGGTTCACACACTTTAGTAGATGGAACACAAGTAGTAGTTTTGGATGGTGTAATTTCTGAGGTAGTAGAATCAGAAATACCCGAAGCAGAATCACCTGACATGGTAGAAATGAAAAGCGACATGGGAACTTTGAAAACCGAAAACGAAAAACTAAAAATGAGCATTGTAGAAAATGCAAAAGCGGTTGAGTTAAAGTTTGCGGAATTGGAAGCTAAGATAGCAAATCATAACAAGATTAATGAATTGTTAAACGAAGCATTTGTGGCGTTATCTGAAGTGCCTGTAAGCACACCATCACAACCCGTGAAAACCGAAACCGTGCAAATGTCAGCACAAGAATTAATACAAGCACAAACTGCAAAGTTTGAAAAATTGAAATTAGAAAAATTTAAAAAATAAACCAAATGGGATTAGTAGTATCAAGTTTAGTAAACTATGTAAACGAGCAATCGAGAGAATTGCTAACAGCCCTGCATTATGAAGGTAAGACAGCACCGTACTTAACCCCAATAGCAGGAGTAAAAAAGACAGATGCATTGCAATTATTTGCATTGACAGCGTATCCACAAGAAGCCACAGGATGTGATTTAGTAGCATCAGGTAGTGCAACATTCACACAGCGTGAAATCACCGTTTCTAAAATTGGATACCGTGACGAACTTTGTATGGATGCTTTGTTACCAAAGTGGACTCAAATGTTACTTGCACCGGGTGCAGCAGGAGAGGATGAAATCACAGCACAGTTAGGTGCTCAAATGAGTGATGAACTTAAAGCCTTAATCGTAGAAAATATTGAAGTAGCAACTTGGCAAGGTAACACCTCTTCAGGTGATGCAGTATTGGCAATGTTTGATGGCTTTATCAAGATAATCACAGCAGCAACAGCAATCAACGGTAACACAGGTAACGTAACAGTAGCAACAGGTATTACAACTTCAAACGTTATTGCAATTGTTAACGCAATGTGTGCAGCACGTACAGAGAAACTAAAACACGCAAGTGACCAAGTATTATTCGTTGGAACTGATGTGTTTGACCTTTACGTTCAAGCCTTAGAAACTGCAAACCTTTATCACGTTGACCAAACTAAATGGGTTAATTACGAAATGGGTGTAATTGGTAAGAATGTTACTTTGGTAGGAGTACCGGGATTAACAGGAACAAGTAAACTTTATCTTGGACAAAAGCGTAACTTCTTCAAAGGTTTTGACCTTTTGGATGATTCTGATAAGGTTGAGTGGAAAATTTTGGAAAGCGACAAAATGAGATACACAGCCAAATTTAAGATGGGTGTTCAGGTTGCTTATCCAAGTGAAATTGTAGAATTTATTTTAGTATAATTATGGCTTGTGCATTAACCCAAGGATTCGTAAAAGGTTGTAAAGATTCAACAGGTGGTGTTAAGGAGTTTTTCTTAGCAAACCGACCTACTGACTTTGCCGTAACAAAGAATGCAAGTGGTCAAGTAACAAGCTATACAGGAACAGTTGCGTGGTATAAATACATACCACGTAAGCAAACTTCTACATTTGGTGAATCAATCACTACAAGTGAAGAAAATGGAACAGTATTTTTTGCACAGACAGCCCAATTACTTTTAAGTAAAATGGAAGTAGGAAAGCAAAGAGAGATATTGTTACTTGCACAGGCTGACCTATTATTAATTGCCAAAGACCAAAATGGATTCTACTGGCTTCAAGGAGTTGACAATGGTGTCAATTTAGCACCAAGTGAAGCAACAGCAGGTAAAGCGTATGGAGATATGAACGGGTACACGCTTAACTTTGAAGCGGCTGAACCAAGTAATATGCCTACAATATACTTCCCTGCATTTAGTGGAAACATATCAGGATAATCATTAGTTAACTATCAAAGGAGGCTGTAAGAAATTACAGCCTTTTTTGTTTTATAAACAATTTTAAATATTTTACTTATTAAAGAAATGGTTATAATTAATAGAGCAGCCACAAGTATATTAGATTTGACTTTAACAGAAAATGTTACTTTAACAAATCCATATTATTTATTTGTGTTTACGAATAAGACAACCAATAAAGTTAGTACTTGTTTTTTAACTGACACAAGTGTTTACCCTGAAAGATATAACCGTTTCAATTTAACAGAACCTGCAAACGTAACTTTAATATCAGGCGATTACATTTATCAGGTTTATGAGAAGTCAGTAGTAACACAGACTATTCCAAGTGATGAGTATTTATTGGAAACAGGAATAGCACGAGTGCCAGTAATAGCATTGACAGAAACCGAATTTGAAAGCACATTGAACGTAGCACCGATAGTATATGAAACAACCGATTAAAACAGAACCAAATATTTATTCGGTTGATTTGTCCGTTTATAATAGACCTTCATTTTCAGAAGGTTACACCAACGGCAAACGATGGATAAGCAGAGGCATAGATAACCTATTTCCTATTTATCTTATTGACCTTTACAATCAAGGCAATACACACGGTGCAGTAGTAGACGGCAAGATAAGTTATGGAGTAGGAAGGGGATTGTTTATTAATCCTGAAAAAGCTAATATGATTGAAGTTGCTAAGGCAATGCAATTTTTAAAGCGACCTAATCCATTTGAAAGTTGGGATGCCTTAATTAAAAAGACTTGGACTAACTTTGAGATACATAACTCTTATGCCTTTGAAATATTAAGAAACCAATTTGGCAAACCTATTGAGGTTTATAACATAGACATAGACCGTATTGCAGAAGATAGAAACGACAGTTCAATCTACCTATACTCTTTAGATTGGGAAACAAGATTCTCAACACCTATAAACCGACAAACTAATTTTAATCCTAAAATATTAGAACTACCAAAGTATGACCCAAAGGTAATTCACGATAGATGTATTTTGGTGCATTACGAACCAAGACCCGGTATGAAGCATTATTCATTACCACCTTACATTAATGCCTTAGAAGCTATTGAAGAAGAAATAGAGATAGCCCAATTTCATCTTAACAATGTAAAGAACGGTTTTGTTGGTGGCACGATGGTTAATTTCTTAAACGGTAATGCAACAGATGCAGAGAAAAACCAAATAGAAAAAAGATTTAATGCAAAGTTTGCCAACGGGAACGGTTCAAAGATTTTATATAATTTTGCAGACGGTAAAGACCAAGCAGCCGAAGTATTACCACTTCAACCAAACACTTTAGATAAGCAATTTGAACTAAGAGCTAAGGCAGTTCCTGAAAACATAATTATAGGACATAGAGCAGTAAGTGGAATGTTATTTGGTATTAAAACCGAAGGACAATTAGGAGGTAGAACCGAGATATTAGAATCATACGAACTATTTAAAGAAACGTATGTTAAGCCACGTCAGGATACTGTTTTAGGTTCAGTAAATAAAATATTTGAAATATTTGGATTAAGTCCGATAGTAGAAGTTAAAGAACTGAAACCTTTGGCAAATATTCTACCATTAACTGAATCTACCATTGCCCAAATAGTACCTAAACAAGTTCTATTGGATTATGTTACTGAAATGTATGGATTAACTATACCTGAAGCAGTACAACCCGTTAAATTAAGCGAAACAAAGCCTTTTTATTTTGAAACAGTAGGTGAAAGTGCAGACAACTATGAAGAAATAGAGTGCCATCACGTGGAATATGGAGAAGATTTAAGCCCTATTTTTAAGTATAATGAGCTTGAATTTATCAAATTAGCTGAAGAAGATGAGAAAACAACAGGCACATCGAGCGGAAACATACCTAAAATAGAGCCAAAAACACCTAAATTAAGCCCTTTAGTCATCAAATATAGGTATGGATTAAGACCAGATGCACCTGCATTATTGAGTGAAAGTAGGGAATTTTGTCAAAAAATGATGAGTTTAAACAAACTCTACACAAAACAAGAGATTGAAGGAATCAAAAACGATATGGATAACTTTGATATTATCAATAATTCAAGTGCGTGGTTATATCGTGGTGGTTGGTATCGTGACCCGAATAAAGAGGTGGCAGTTCCTTTTTGTAGGCACATTTGGAATCAAGTAGTAGTAAGACAAAAGTAATGGCAGTAGTATATTTATTAAGTGCAGCAGATTTTAAGACTTATACACCCGTTCACGGTAACGTGGATGATAAGTTTATCCAACAATCTATCTTAGCTTGTCAGGATATGTATGTCGTTGAAATAATAGGAACAGACCTTTACAACAAGTTAATTACTGATTGCCCAAACGTAACTGGTAACTATAAGATTTTACTTCAGGATTATTTGCATAAAGGAATGAGGTATTGGATTATGGCTGAAATTGGAAGCATCCTATCAAGAAGGTTTACCAACATTGGATTCCAAGAAAAGTACAGCGAAAATTCAAGCAATGTAGATAGAGAGAATTTATTAAGTGATTATGGCAATATGATGAACAAAGCTGAATACTTTGCAGACAGAACAAGAAAGTATCTTTGTGCAAATGAAACTTTATTCCCTGAATATTTAACTTCGGGAACAAAAGATGATGACATCCTTCCTAAAAAGGATTTGTTTAAAAGTTCAATTTATTTAGGAGGCATTAGACATAAATATTCAAACTTTGAAAGAATAGATGATGACGATGAATGTTGTTCGTAAACAAAGAGAAATAAATAAAGGTAGAGGTAATAGTAAGAATAAAGAAAATCTTGCCAAATTAGAAGCATATATAAAACTAAATGACATTAAATCAGATTTTCAAGATAATAGAAGGGTTAGCAAATAGCCACAGTAATATTAATACTGTAATATTTGGTGCTAATTCGGAAATTGACAACTCTGATGTTGATGGTATTTTGATGTGGTATGACGTAAGTCAGGGAAACACAGACGGCACACAATTAAATTATAGCTTTGAGTTAGCGTTTTTAGACGTTCTTAATCCTGATTTAAGCAACTTAAAGGATATAATGAGTGATACACTTCAAGTTGCTCAAGATATTTCCTCTGCGATATATAATTATGATGGTGATGTTGAATTTGACTTACCTAAAAAGAGTTCAATCCAACCGGTAGAGCATAAATATTTAAGCGATTATGCAGGACATACTTTATCTTTTACAATAAATACACCTTATGAGTGGAATGAATGTTGGATTCCTGAAAGAACAACACCAACACCAACACCACAACCTTTGTTTACTGTTTATGACAATAATTTAGTATTTGTTGGAACGGTAGCAGGAGATGACTTACAAGTAATAGCAAAAGACACCAACCTTAATATAATAAATGCAACATACACCTTAGTAGGTAATGTATTAACTTTGTCAAATATTCCAACAGGGTTAGTAGACTATATACTTACACAAGATGGAGGATTCTTATTGCAGCAGGATAGTAGCAAATTAGTAATAAATTAATAAAATGGCAGATAAAAAAATAACCGAATTAAGTGCAATAGTAACCATCGCAAATGATGATGTATTTCCTATTGTGGATATAAGTGATAACACCACGAAGAAAATAGATATTACACAGATTAAGGCACAAAGCCCAGTTCAATCCGTTAACTCTAATATTGGGGTAGTTGTATTAACTAAAACCGACATTGGACTTAGTAACGTAGACAATACAAGTGATGCTAACAAGCCTGTATCAACTGCGACACAGACGGCATTAGATGGAAAGGTTGATGAAAATGCTGCCATTACAGGTGCAACAAAGACAAAGATAACCTATGATGCTAAGGGATTAATAACAGCAGGTGCAGACGCAACCACAGCAGACATTGCAGCAAGTACCAATAAAAACTATGTAACAGATGCACAAGCTACCGTAATAGGTAACACAAGCGGAACTAATACGGGCAATCAAACCTTAGCCAATACATCAGATGCAACTTCACATACCGTTACTTTATCATCTACGGGTGGTAGTGTTCAGTTAGTAGAAGGTAGTGGAATTACTTTAACAACTACGGGAACAACTGCCGATGGAATAATAACTATTGCTTCAACGGGTGGCGGTGGAAGTGGAACGGTTACAAGTGTAGGGGTTTCGATGCCGAGTGCTTTTAGTGTTGCATCTAGTCCGATAACAACAAGTGGCACAATAGCAATAACAGGAGCTGGAGTGGTTTCTCAATATGTAAGGGGCGATGGTTCACTTGCTAACTTCCCACAATCAAGTGGTGGTGGTTCTTCAGTATCTTACTATCTTAATGGTTCGGTAGCTCAAGGAACTTTAGGTGGAGTAGCTTTTAAAGAATTAAATAAAACACCTATTATCGGAGTTGGAACTGATTTTACAATTTCATCCAATGGTTATATTGAAAGTTTTATTACCGATGCAAATGACCCCAATCAATTATTAATACCAGCAGGTAATTGGAATTTTGAAACATATTTTAGTGCATCTTCAAGTGGTGGCTCACCAAGTTTTTATGTAGAATTATATAAATACGATGGTACTAGTTTAACATTAATTGCAAGTAATTCAGCAACACCTGAAAACATTACAGGAGGTACAGCTATCGATTTATATACAACAGCTTTAGCAGTTCCACAAACTGTATTAACTTTAACTGATAGGTTAGCAATTAGATTTTATGTTAATAATAGTGGTCGCACAATTACATTACATACTGAGAATAGTCATTTAGGTCAAATAATAACAACTTTTACAAGTGGCTTAACAGCTTTAAATGGATTAACCGCACAAATACAATCATTAGCAACGGGTACTACAGGAACTGATTTTAATATATCTTCGGCAACTGCAACTCATACTTTTAATTTGCCAGATGCAAGTGCTTCAAATCGTGGTGCGTTATCTTCTGCAAATTGGAGTACATTTAATGGAAAACAGGATGCACTTGTAAGCGGAACAAGTATTAAAACCGTAAATTCTACTTCATTACTTGGTTCAGGAGATGTTGCAGTTCAAGCAACTATAACGGGTGCAGCAACTACAATCACATCAAGTGATTTAACGGTTTCAAGAGCATTAATTTCTAACGCAAGTGGCAAGGTTGCAGTAGCAACAACCACATCAACGGAGATAGGTTATGTCAATGGCGTTACTTCAGCTATCCAAACCCAAATTGATACAAAAAGTGCAAAACTAATAACTACCAACCGACAAACTGCAAGTTATACTTTGGTTATTGGAGATGCCGATAAATTAGTTGAGATGAATGTTGGAACTGCTAATAACTTGACTATTCCTTTAAATTCAAGTGTGGCATTTGCAACGGGTACACAAATACTTTTGGCACAATATGGGGCAGGACAAACAACGGTAGTGGCAACGAGTGGAGTAACAATAAGAAGTAGTGGTGGTAAATTAAAATTAAATGCCCAATATTCGGGTGCAACTTTAATTAAAATAGCCACAGATGAATGGTATTGTTTTGGCGACCTCTCTGCGTAATCTATTTGGAGATATAGCAGCATAAATTATGATATTAGCAAGTAACGGAATAATAGCAAGTTCAATTCAAAGTGCAGCAGCATTATTGTTGGACACATATACGGGAGCAGCAGCGGCATATTCAGTTCGTAAATTAAGAACTGCATATGCAGGTAGCGCAATTCGTGTAAGGCGTTCAAGTGATAATGCAGAACAAGACATTGGATTTAGCGGTGGTAATCTTGATACATCGGCATTAACTACATTTTGTAGCGGTACTGACGGATTTGTCACTACTTGGTACGACCAATCAGGAAATGCACAAAATGCAACTCAAACAAGTGCAACAGCACAACCACAAATAGTTAGTAGTGGTTCGGTATTAACCCAAAATTCCAAGCCAACCATTAAATATGATGGAACAAATGATTTTTTAAGTGGAAGTGCAATTAGTAATTTTGTTACTGCATCAACTTTTTCTAATATTGCAGTTTTCAACCCTATTTCATTAGCTACAAATACTGCTGATATG